GCTAGAGCCGAACTTGACGGACAGGCTTCTGCAAATCTTATCGCCATCACCGCAGACGGAGACAAAGCCATCCGTGCCCTCCAAGCCTGCGTCACCAGTTACAACCAAGTAAGAGAATCCCTCAAGGAGAAAATAGATGATTAAACTCGCAATCCCTCTCGCTGTTTTAGCCCTTGTTGGGTGTTCTTCTACCAGCGATTATCAGAAGTATTCCGAAACCCAAGTTGCCATTGCTCGGTACAAAGCAGAGGCTGACAAGGCCAAGTATCAAGTATTGGCTGAAGTGGTCAAGAAAGGCGATCCTGCCGCTTCTGTAGCCGCTGTAATGTCCATGCAAATGGGTTTTAGTGGTGGTGGTCAGGAGCAAAAGATTGACGCACCTAGAAGTTCAGGCGATGATGCGTTTAAATGGGCATCATTGTTGTTACCCACCGTTGTTCAAGGATTTGGCATCTATGAAAACTCTAAAGTGGCTACCACACAGTCTAATAATGCTACAGCGACTGCTATTAACACTAATGGTACGTTTGCTTCTATTGCTAATACTGGCTCAAACAATCAAGCTGCTATGGCAGCTAATGCCAATGCAGGGATTGTGAGTGTAGCTGGTGGAGCTACAACGGCTTTAACTAGTATGGCAAGCAATTCAAATACAGCTTTGACCAACATGGCTGCTACCAATGCTACCAATGTTTCGACTGCTTTGAATAATCAATCTGCTATGTATAACGGTTTGTTAAGCAATGATTTAACAACTTTAAACAATGCAGTTAACAAGTTAACTTTAGCCCCTGTAGTGATCACAAATGGTGTGATTCAGCACTGATATGAATGACAAAATAACGCTCATTTTGATGTGCTTGATAGTGGCCGTTCTTTTTCTCATTATGGTTCAAGTATGATTTCTACAGAAAAACTTCATGCGTTGGGGATAGGGCCAGAATGGTCTGAGCCTTTGACCACAACCTTTACCACGTTTGGAATAAGCGATGCTAAAGAACAAGCTGCCTTCATCGGACAATGTAGTCATGAGTGCAACCACTTCAAAACTCTTGAAGAGAATCTTAACTACAGCCCGCATACGCTCCAACAGTTGTTCGGACATAAGTTTAAACCCGAAGAAATACTACTTTATGCCCACCACGCAGAACGCATCGCCAATAGGATTTACGCAAACCGTATGGGCAACAGGGATGAGTCCAGCGGGGATGGGTATCGTTTCCGAGGAAGAGGCTGTATCCAGTTGACCGGGCATGATTCATATTGGCACTTTGGGCAGGCAGTCCAAAAGGATTTTTTGACAGAGCCTGATCTTGTGGCTACTCCAATGTACGCAGCCCTCAGCGCAGGATGGTTTTGGAAAACCCACGGCTGTAATGAGCTTGCAGAAGCCCAGAACGAAGAAGGGCTGTGTAAACGCATAAACGGAGGTCTTTTTGGGCTCGAAGAAAGAAACCAACTAACGCAACATGCACTTGCTGTTTTGATGGCCTAATGGGACAATAAGCTATGGCTTTACACGCAATTCGTTTCAGACCCGGTGTAAACAGGGAACAAACTCAATATACCGCTGAAACGGTAGGCACCAATTCATCTGGATTTAATGCCCCCAATTTTTCAGTTGTAGCCGGTTGGTATGCCTCTCAGAATGTAAGGTTTAGGCAAGGTTTCCCAGAAAAGATAGGTGGCTGGGTTCCAGTATCCACTTATACCTATACAGGTGTATGCCGGTCTTTATTTAATTGGTTTAGCCTCAGCGGAGTTGGATTGATTGGCGTGGGAACCAATACCAATTTCTATGTCAGCCAAAGCGGCATTTACCATGACATCACCCCAATCCGTGGCGTAGCAACTTTAACCAATCCTTTCACGGCCACCGCAGGATCTGCAACGATTGTTGTTTCTGCCACGTCTCATGGAGCCATCACTGGGGATAGCGTTACCTTTACCGGTGCCACAGGATTGGGAGGCAACATCACTGCCGCAGTGCTTAATCAAAAGTACGTAATCACGGTTATTAACGCCAACTCTTATTCTTTCACGGCAACAGCTACTGCCAATACAACAGACGCATCCGGATCTCCCGGAGGCGGTACAGTCACAGCAACCTATCAGATTAGTGTTGGCCCTGCGCTGCAAGTTCCATTGACTGGATGGGGTGCAGGATATTGGGGGCAATCTACATGGGGCAATGGAGGCTCTACCACTGTACCTATCCGCTTATGGAGCCAAGCCAACTTTGGGCAAGATTTGATCTTCTGCCCAACCAATGGCGGTATTTATTACTGGGCGTATGACTCAACATTTTCATCCGTTGGGGTAAATATCACAACATTGTCTGGGGCATCAGATTGCCCTACCGTGGCAAGCTTTATCTTTGTATCCGATGCAAGCCGTTTTGTATTTGCATTTGGATGTAACCCATTGACCGGAGGCGGACAAAACCCCATGCAGGTCAGGTGGTCAGACCAAGAATCCGTGACCATGTGGACTCCATCTGCCACCAATCAGGCTGGTGGTATTATTCTCTCCCGTGGATCCAAGATTGTTTCCTGCGTCCAAAACAGGCAGGAGATCGTGGTCTTTACCGACACATCCGTCTATTCTTTCCAATACATCGGAACCCCCGGAGTCTGGGGTTCTAATATTGTGGGAGATAACATCTCTATCCTTAGTAAAAATTGCGCTATCCTTGCAGCCAATACAACTTATTGGATGGGCTGGGATAAGTTTTATTTCTACAACGGTACTGTTTACACGCTTACCTGCGATCTCAGGGAATACATTTTCTCTAACATCAATCTGGCGCAGTCTGACCAATTCTTTGCTGGAACCAATGAAGGATTTAATGAGATTTGGTGGTTTTATTGTTCAGCCAACAGCACGGTTGTTGATAGCTATGTGATCTACAACTATACCGATGGCATTTGGTATTATGGACAGATGGGCAGGACGGCATGGATTGATACCACAGCCTTGACTTACCCCGTAGCGGCAACATATGACAATACCCTTGTTTACCATGAGAATGGTTTAAACGACAATACAACCGGCACGGCTTACCCGATTGATTCTTATATTCAATCTGCGGAATTTGATATTGGGGATGGAGATCGCTTCTCCTTCGTTCACCGTGTATTGCCTGACATTACATTCAGGGCCTCTACCGCATCTAAGCCTCAAGTCAATATGACGCTGATCCCTATGCAAAACTCGGGATCTGGGTATAACAATCCGCAGTCTACAGGCACAAACACCAATGCGGCTACAGTCACAAGGTCATCCACCACACCAATCGAGCAGTTTACTGGACAAGTCTTTGTCAGGGTAAGAGGCAGACAATTGATATTCCAAGTTGAAGGTAATCAATTAGGATTACAGTGGCAATTGGGTACACCAAGATTAGACATCAAACCAGATGGACAAAGGGGTAATACATGACGATTCCTATTCAGACGGTATCCCCTAACCTTCCGTTGCCAACGGTTCAATACAGCCAAGATTATTTTAATACCTTGACAAAGGTGTTGAGGCTGTATTTCAAGACCAATGACAATGCCAATGCAATCCTAGTTAATCAAGTTTCCACCAATCAAACATTGATTTGGTTGAACCCCAATNTATGAGNAATTATCAAAACGTCACTCCGGTACAAATAGCACAAGCTGCNTTGACAACCAGCTATGTAACGCTTTATACCGTCCCGACCAATCCAAATACACCAACCAGAACCTATCTTAAAGATATGGAGTTCTGNAACACCACAGGATCNGCCATCAATGTTTATGTATCCATTGTTCCCAGCGGGGGATCTGCTGGANCCGCCAATGCTATTTANTACGGTACGAGCGTTGCTGCAAACTCTACGTTGCAGTGGACAGGTACCATCGTCATGCTCACATCATCAACTTTGCAGGCAAAAGCCTCAACCACAGGATTAACAATGACCGCTAGTGGCGGGGAGGCGGTATGACCACCAATACTTCAGTATCAGATCAGGTTGCACAGTATTTTGCAGCCAACCCCAATGCCACCACCTCAGATGCGGCAGCAGCAGTTCAGTCTGTTGGAGGCATGACACCTGATATTGCAAATGCTTTAGCGGCTCATTATGGAACAGATGCTTCCACGGTAACCAATGCTTATAACAATTGGGCATCTTCTCAAGCCCCCGCTGCGCCTGCAACTTCCGCTGGTACAGGTGGCATATCCACCCTACCCTCTGCCACTGGTTCTACTTCACCTGCGGCAATGTCAGCATTGCAACAATACGGGACAAATTCTTCGCAATTTGCTAATGCCAATGCACAAAATAATTTGGCCGATCAAGCAAAAGCTTTAAGTTCTTTAGATAGTCAATCTTGGAATTTAAACACAGCAGCATCAAATTTAATGAATGCTGGATACACTGCCAATGATGTTATTTCTAAATTTGGCGTAACAGATCCTAGCCAACAATCAGCCATCCAAAACATTTTTAGCCAAGCCAACCCTCAAACTCAAGGGGCTTATTTGTTATCTGGAGCTTTCCATGTAGGAAGTGATACTCAGGGTAATGCTGGAAGTATTCCGCAAAATACTCAATACGCAATGTTGCCAGATGGCTCAATGCTGTTTAAAACACCAAATGGACAATTGCAAACATACAGCCCGGGTAACTTGCAAACAGGTCAATCTGGCACTTATCAAGTAGGTGATGGCAGCCAATACCAAAATGTATGGAATCAATTACAGCCATTTACATATACAGGAAACATTGTTGCGGGTTCTGGAAACAGTGGAACAACGGCTACCAATTCACAAGCACCAATACAATCTACTATTCAATCTTGGGTTGCTGCACATCCTAATGCTTCTGCATCAGATATAGCATCTGCTGTAAATTCTTACAAGCAAAGCACAGGTTCAAACACAACTGATATTTACAATGTTTTAGGTCAAATGGCGGCCCAAAATCCCGGTCAATACGAAAGCACTTTGCAGAATTTCAATACCGCAGAGAATATTGATCCTACTACGCAATTTGTAAATTGGTTAAAACAAAACTCAAGCCCAACCGGCGCAGGCAATTTCAACACACCCACGCAATCAGCGATTTTACAAGAGGCGTATCAACTCGGGATTGATCCTTCTCAAGTTAATAAACTGGGTCTTGAGCAAGGAATTAATCCCGGTAATAATGCATTCCAGTCTTTGGCAAACAATGCAAAGATTGCGTCTACTTTGGCTGGTAATAGCTCTGACATGTATAGCTTGTTGAATGGCACGGGAGACGCTCAAACACAAGCAAAATTTAATGTTTTATCTGGTGTATTGGGAAGTACAAATGCTGCAAATTATGTCAATGCAGATTTTAAAACATTAACAAATGCTGGCATTGATCCAGCAACTTATGCCGCTGTAACGGGCTTAACTCCTAGCACTGCTATTGCAGCTTATAACAATGCTTTAAATCCTCAAGGTGCAGGAGATGCTCTAGCTGCACAAGCTGGGCTTGCAAAAGGTACTCAATATCAATTGGGAACAAATGGTTTTGGACAACAAGTTCTTACTTACACAGATCCAAAAACCGGACAGCAAATGATGTATACACCTGCTGTATCTACAACTGATTCATCAGGTAAAAAAACATACAACATGTCCTCCAATGGGACATATGCATCTGTTCCAACAACAGGGATGCAGTCAAACAGTTTGTTCAATACCGTTGGCAATCAAACATACACTTATGGGCAGAATCAATACGTCAGTCCTTTTAATTCCAGTGGGCAGTTTAATACGACAACGGCTTCCACATCAACTCCTTCCACATCTGCTGCGACATCTGGTATTGCATCATTGGCTGGAACCAATATAACGCAAGACCAAGCTAACCAAGCTGCTCAGGCATACGCAGATGCAACCAAAACAGGCGATTACACCAAAGCTCAAAACCTGATCAACCAATTGGGGATCAATGCTGCGGATGTTAAGTCTTACTTCCCCAATTTCAACACTTCCCAAATGGGGAGCAATTTGTACTTGGCAGGCACTCCACAAGCCCAACAAGGGTTTGTTAAACAGCTTACATCTTTAGCTTCTAACCCAAGCTCTGCCACATCTGATCAAATTCAAAACCTGATCACACAAGCGCAGAATGATCCTACCCTTTCTAAGACATACGCCACACAGATTCAGACATTGCAATCTGCGTTGCCTACTTACCAAGCGCAGGATGCCATCACACAGGCTCAATCTGGTACTAATGTATTACAAAACTACCAGAACTTATTAAATATTGCTCAATCAGATCCAACCGTTGCATCTGCATTAGGCTCTTCCACTGTATCTGGAATTCAATCTGCACTGCAAGAATCTGGAGGCGGTAAGTACATATCTACCTTTGAGGCATTAACTGGATTGGATAAAAGCCTCCAATCTCAAACTGTTGCTCAATTGCCTGCCACCACTCAGCAAGTACCTGTGACGGATGAGAACGGCAATCCAACAGGGCAGACAACAACCCAAACTATCATAGATCCTAGTAAACTACCCAAAGGGGTATATGCAACGGATACAGGGTATGAGCAACAGATTCAAACTCCTTCGGGTTGGGATCCCGGAACAAAGGTTTATGCCCAGTATGACAATTCAGGCAAGCTAACAGGCTACTATTCCCCTAATCCTGTGTTCCCCACAGATGCAAATGGGAACATGAGCAAGACCAAATACGATGCGTATTGGACAGCAAGCGGAGCACCACAACCTAAATTGGATACATCTCATGGTGGGTTTGTATCCAACACTTTACAAGACTTAGGCCCCGGTGCTGGTTTGCTTGTTGGCGCAGGCATAGCAGCCCTCACAGGAGGTATTGCCGCACCATTGACCGATGCCATATCCGGAGCCTTGACCGATACATTGGGAATGACTGCCGGAACCGCCTTGACAAGTGGAGTGGCAAATGCCTTGTCTTCTGGTGTGATCACCGGAGGATTGACAGGATTGTTAGGCGGTAGCCCAGCCAAAGGATTCGATGTCGGAGCGTTGGGTTCTGGGATAACTTCAGGTTTAAACGCAGCTTTACCCGGTGCAAACCTACCTGCTGCGGCTTCTAACTTCACTCAGCCTGTCGGCACTGCATTGGCTTCTTCTTTGGTTAACAAAACACCATTGGCNNCCAATCTAAAGAATGCNGCAATATCTGGCGGGTTGAGTACATTGCTTCANAATTCAGGAATGAGTCCGAAGAACGCAGCCCTTGCGGCCACGGTACTTCCGAATATAATGGCAGGTAAGAGCCTAACTCCCGCCAATTTAGTGGCTGCAATGATGGCTATGGAAAAAATGAACAGTAAAAAGGCAACAGCATGACCACCACTACTGATTTTTCAATGGATCCATCCTTTTTAGAATCTATTGGAATTGATCCTTCATCTGTAAGTTTACCATCAACTGATCTATCTGCTTTAGGTATAGAGCCTTCTGTATCGGCATTAACAGGGTTAACTTCTGGGATTGATTTAAGTTCTTTGTCCAATTTGGGCGTACAGGATTTGGGCATCTCTCAAGCCAATATTGATTCTGCAAACAAAACACTTAGTAATTTAGTTAACAGTAATGGTGGATACACTAGCCAATGGCAGACTGTTGGCGCAGATAAAGTCATGATTCAGGATGACGGATCAGGCATAGGTTTAAACACAGAAACCGGTGAGTCATACGCCTTAACCCCAGATCAAGTCAATAAGATGGTTTCTTCCGGTGTGTTAAACACTGCGGCTTCAGGATACAACGCAGCAACTGGCGGGACAAACATTGCTCCCGGCGGTGGATCTGTCACAACAAACCCTGATGGCTCAAAGACCATCCTTCTGCCTAGCGGTGCAACACAGACCATCGATAGCAATGGTAATGTGATCAAATCCACACCTGCATCTAGCAGCAGTGGTGGCGGGACAAGTTCTAGTGTTTCTTCTATGTTGCCTTTGTTGGCTGCCGCTGGTGTTTTGGGTTCAAAAGCAGCCGGATCCAGTGGATCATCCACGAGTGGTGGAATGGGAATTAGTAACCTAAAAGCCTCTAGACCTGCCGTTGATTACACACCTCCTGCCGCAGGAGAAAAGAATGTTAGGTATTTCAATGATGTCACCTATGCAGCCGGTGGTGGACAGATGCATGGTGGTATATCTACACTAGGATCTTATTCTGATGGTGGCCACCTTTTAAAAGGCCCCGGAGATGGAGTATCTGATTCCATCCCTGCCACCATTGGAGGACACCAACCTGCCAGATTGGCAGATGGTGAATTTGTAATCCCCGCAAGGATTGTGTCTGAGCTTGGTAACGGATCAACAGACGCTGGAGCTAGAAAGCTCTATGCCATGATGGACAGGATTAAGAAAGCCCGCAGTAAAGCAAAAGACATTGCTGCGGATACCAAAGCCGAAAAACATTTACCTGCGTGAGGAACAAATGACTACTACTGCTGGAACTACAGGGAATACGGGGATCAGTAACATTCCCGGCGTGACAAGCACAGGATCTACGCAATCACAAAACATAGCCCCTTGGGCGCAACAATATGTTGGATGCTTGCTGGGTAAGACGCAAGCCCTAACATCTCTTCCCATGCAAGTTTATCAGGGCAATCTGACAGCAGGCCCATCTTGCATTCAAAAGAATCTTTTCAGTGGTATTGGTCAGCTAGGTCTTCCCTCTGCCTATGGTCAGACTTGGAGCCAATCAGGCATTCCCACTGCACCCGCACAACAAAACCAATCTGAGACTTCATTGGTTTCTCAAGCCGCTGCTGGACAACCGTTTACACAACCAACCGGTGCAGCAGCAATCGGTGGTACAGGATTCCAAGGTTGCCCCAATAGCGTTGCAGCCCAGTACATGAATCCCTATTTAAGCCAAGCTTTGGCTCCTGCCCTTAACTGCCTTGCCTATACTGCACAGAAAGATGAGCAGGGTATGCTTGGCAACCTAACCAAGCAAGGTGCTTATGGTGGATGCCGTCAAGCAGTGGCTCAAGGTATAGCTGAGGGCAATCTCTTGGCTTCACAGAACAAATTGATCGGTTGCGGATATGCCAATGCATATAACACCGGATTGTCTGCGTTTAACACTGCGCAGCAGAATGCCAATGCACAACTCAAGACAGCTCTTTGCGCCGGTGCTACCCAACAGGGAATTGCATGTAAGGCTGCTCAAGCTAACTATCAGCAGTTCCTAACCCAACAGCAATACCCCTATCAGCAATTGACTTATGCAAAAGGCATGCTTTGCGGATTACC